AGAGAAACCCACATCGCCTCTCACACATGCACTATGATGCACATCATTGATGCACTATACTGCCTGTGGATAACCTGTGGATAACTCTAGAGTACAGTACGTGACTACGTAGTACTACGTATGACCAGACAGTACAGTCAGCGACCAGCTAGTGTAGCTAGCGACTAGACTGTTCAGTCACTTTGCTGAGCCTACAAAGACAGGGGGGAGGGGTACTAGAGAGAGAATACTTTTGTGGGAGCCTACAAAGTTCACAAAAAGGTGAAATAAAGGACTTAATTGGGGACAGAAGAGTGCTTAAAAAAGAGGCAGTTAAGTGCTTGATCTACAAAGAAAACAAGGTAGGTTAGACAACCATAAGTATACATATCAATAAATGTAGTCTGTAGAGGTCAGGATAGGGCATCACGGACACCCTAGAAGGGGAATGTTAAAGGTACTTAAACGTGTAACAAGAAAAGAAAGATGTAAAAAAAGAAGACAGGGTGTTGACTTATACAGAAAGTCATGTTACAATTAAACTATAGACTATGTACTTTAAAGACCTAACGCATTAAGAACTATATGAATAACCTACTAACAGTTACTTATAGTAATTAACTTAGTAAGTTCTTAACTTAGACGTTACCTTTAAAGTACTATAGGTACAAAGATATTTTGTCTTAACCCTTGACATCTTCTGTTTGTCTGCTACAATATAGGTGTAAGCAACCAACAATTAGGAGTGTCCAAATGCAAACAATCGTTAAACAATGTCCTCAATGTCTTAAGACAAAGGAAGTGAATACAGACAACTTTATCCGTTCCAAGATGCACGATGCAGATGGTTTCTCTTCTGTTTGTCGTTCCTGCCATGTGCAGCAGGTCATAGCACAAGAGAAGGAGTTGTCTAAGACTATTCCTCACTTTGACTCTGAGTCTACCCGTAGTAAGAAGAAACAAGTTACTAAGGCGGTAGCCGCTAAGAAGTTAGAGATTGACAGACTATTGGATCAAGGTCTCAAGGAATGCTCACATTGCCATCAGGTGAAGGGTGTCTTTGATTTTGGTCTTAACGAACGAACTTATTCTGGTCTGAACTCACGGTGTAAGCAATGTGCAAATGAAATTGCTAAGAAACACCAGAGAATGAAAAAGGAAGCCAATGACAACAGAGACAGCAACAGTAGCACCAGCGTTAGCACCTAAGCTACGTGGTAAGGGTAGACCTCCTAAGACCGATCTACAGGCCGTTAAAGACCGTACAAAGGGTAAGGTAGGTCGCCCTGCTGGTGACGCTGCTCGGTTGCAAGAGTTCAAGGAACGATTACTAGCTACGGGTGGTAGTCGTATCCTAGACAAGATGGTAGAGATTGCCATGACCGATGGACACCCCGGACAGATGGCTGCTATGAAGTTAGCTGTTGATCGTATCCTGCCTGTGTCTATGTTTGATGCAGCTAAGAATGCTGGTGGAACCCCTCAGATCAGTATCAACATTACTGGCTTGACTACGCCCACTGTAAGCACCGATGAGGACATAATTGATGTCTGAACTTAACTTTGCACTCCTTAACTGGCAACAAGAGGTCTTTAAAGACTCTACCCGCTTTAAGGTGGTAGCTGCTGGTCGTCGCTGTGGTAAGTCTAGGCTGTCTGCTGTAACACTGCTTATCGAGGCTTTAAACTGTCCTGAAGGCTCTGCGGTGATGTACATTGCTCCCACGTTGGGACAAGCCCGTACGATCATTTGGGACTTGCTGCATGACTTAGGTCGTCCAGTGATCAAGTCCTCACACATTAACAACTTAGAGATTAGTCTTGTCAACGGAAGAAAGATTCTGGTTCGAGGTGCTGATAACCCCGATAGTCTTCGTGGTGTGTCCCTTACTTACGTGGTACTGGACGAATGTGCTTTCATTAAGCAGGAGATTTGGGAGAAGGTTATCCGTGCTGCTCTGTCGGACAAGAAAGGTAGAGCTTTATTCATTTCTACTCCTTCTGGTCGTAACTGGTTTTACGATGTCTTTAAGTTAGGCAAAGAAGGTACAGACGAAGAGTGGAAGTCTTGGCATAAGACTACCGCTGATAACGAGACCATCGACCCTAAAGAGATTGCTGCTGCTAAGCGTACCTTGAGTAGCTTTGCATTCAAGCAGGAATACCTGTCTAGCTTCGATACCTCAGGTTCTGACATCTTCAAAGCTGAGTGGATCAAGAAAGGCCCAGAGCCTAAGCAAGGGTCTTATATCATTGCTATTGACTTGGCTGGCTTTGAGGACATATCAGATGGTTCTCAGAACAAGAAGAGACTGGATGAATCAGCTATCGCTATCGTGAAGGTAGAGGATAACGGTGATTGGTGGGTTAACAAGATTGAGCATGGTCGTTGGGACATTAAAGATACCTGTATGCGTATCCTGAAGGTCATTAAGGACTATCAGCCATTGGCTATTGGTATTGAGCGAGGAACAGCTAAGAATGCTGCCTTAACCATCCTGCAAGACATGATGCGTCAATACAATACCTTTGCTCATATCCAGACCCTGACTCATGGTAACAAGAAGAAGACTGACCGTATCATCTGGGCCTTACAAGGTCGTATGGAGCACGGTAAGGTCACCCTTAACGAGGAAGGTGATTGGGCTGACTTCGAAGACCAACTCTTGATGTTCCCTACCAAAGGGGTACATGATGACTTGGTGGATGCCTTAGCGTACATTGAGCAGTTAGCTCTTAATAGCTTCGTTCCTGACTATGAAGAGGACGACTTTGAACCAATGGACATTTTAACAGGATATTGACATATGAACGATAAAGTTGAGGATAGTCAGTACGACGAACCTACCGAGTCCGACGAAGAGTTGGTTAGTTGGGTTGTCGAACACACTGACAGGTGGCGTGACTACCGAGACCAGAACTACCTTGATCTGTGGTTAGAATATGAGCGTATCTTCCGTGGTCAGTGGGCTGCTGAAGACAAGACTCGTGAGAGTGAGCGTAGCCGTATCATCTCTCCAGCTACACAGCAAGCCATTGAGACTCGCCATGCTGAAATTATGGAAGCTATCTTCGGTCAGGGTGAGTGGTTCGACATTGAGGATGACATCAAGGATGTTAACGGTTCTCCCTTAGACGTGGAACAGTTGAAGAACCAACTGATGGAAGACTTCAACCGTGACAAGATTAAGAAGGCTATCGACCAGATCGAGTTGATGGCTGAAATCTACGGTACAGGTATCGGTGAGATTGCCGTTAAGACTGAGAAGGAGTACGCCCCAGCTACTCAGGCTATCCCCGGTGTACAAGGACAAGCAGCTATTGGTGTGGTCGAGACTGACCGTATCGCTGTTAAGCTCGTACCTGTTAACCCTAAGAACTTCCTGATTGATCCTAATGCTACATCGTTGGATGACTCTATGGGTTGTGCTATTGAGAAGTTTGTCTCGGTACACAAGGTCGTAGAAGGTATGGAAAAGGGTATCTACCGTAAGGTTGACTTAGGTCTGGATGCTCCTGATGATGACTTAGAGCCTACCGATGAGATTGTTCACTTCCAAGATGGTCGTGTACGCCTCCTGACCTACTACGGTTTGGTTCCTCGTGAGTACTTGGAGCAGTTGGAGAACAGTGAAGGACAAGAGGTTGTAGATCTGTTCCCTGAAGACTCTCTGGCTGATGACTACGCTGACTTGGTTGAAGCTATCATTGTTATCGCTAACAAGGGTAAGCTCCTGAAGGCTGAGGCCAATCCTTACATGATGAAGGATCGTCCTGTGATGCTGTATCAGGATGACACAGTTCCCGGTCGTGTGTGGGGTCGTGGTACGGCTGAGAAGGCCTACAACATGCAGAAAGCTATCGACGGTAGCCTGCGTATGGACAGCGATGCCCGAGCACTGACAGCAGTGCCTATGATCGCTATGGACGCTACTCGCTTACCTCGTGGTGCTAAGTTCGAAGTTAAGCCCGGTAAGGCATTCCTGACCAACGGTGATCCTAATCAGATTATGATGCCGATTAAGTTCGGTACTCCTGATGCCTCATCGGTACAAGCTTCTCAGAACTACGAACGATTGCTCTTGCAAGCTACAGGTACTGTTGATTCGGCTGGTATGCCTTCAGCAGCCCCTCGTGATGCAGGTGCAGGTGGTATGTCTATGGCTATGGCAGGTATCATCAAGAAGTACAAGCGTACCTTGACGAACTTCCAAGAGGACTTCCTGATCCCGTTCATCAACAAAGCTGCTTGGCGTTATATGCAGTTTGACCCTGAGCGTTACCCTTCTGTGGATGTGAAGTTCATGCCTACAGCTACCTTGGGTATCTTAGCTCGTGAGTTCGAACAACAGCAGTTCATTGCCTTGTTACAGACATTAGGCCCAGACACTCCTGTGTTGCCTCTGATCCTTAAGGGTATCTTGGGTAACAGTTCCTTGAGCAACCGCAACGAATTGATTGCAGCTTTGGATCAGATGAGTCAGCCTAACCCTGAACAGCAACAGATGCAGCAGATGAATACACAGTTGGAGCTGGCTAACAAGCAAGCTACAGTGCAGAAGACCCAAGCTGAGGCTCAAAAGGCTCAAGCTGAGGCTGCTGCAACACCTGATCTGGCTAAAGCTAAGGTAATTGCTGCCTTGTCCAACAACCTCAACGAGGATAATGAGACCAAGGACTTTGAACGACGCTTGAAGCTGGCTGATTTGGCACTGAAGGAGAAGGAAATCAACTCTAACGAGAAGATTACCATGATGCAGATGGATGCCAACAGACAAAAGACTCAAGCTGACTTCGTTACCAAGCTCTCAGCCTCGTTAAACAAAGCTACAACAGGAGTTTAAATGGATACAGTAGGTCTCATTGAACGGATTGCTGCTGGTGATCTGTCAGAAGATGAACAATTAGCACTTTTGGCTCAAGTTGAGACCTCTATCCAGCTTCGTAAGCAGGCTAAACAGGTTAAAGAAGAGCTAGATACCTACGAAGCAGCCGTTGAAGTCATCGCCCAGACCATTAATGACCACAAAACTGATGTAGATAATGCCTTGAAAGAGGTTTACAGCTACGTCAGGCAGCCAGGGCCTATGGGTAGGGACGGTAAAGACGGTAAGATTGGTAAAGATGGACGTGATGGCCTTGATGGTCGTGATGGTGTCAACGGTAAAGATGGTGTAGACGGTGTGGACGGTAAAGACGGTGTATCTATCGTTGATGTCTATGTCGCTGCCGATGGAAGTTTAGTTTGTGTGCTCTCCGATGGTCGAGAAATCGACACTGGGCCTCTTTTAGAGGCTGGTACAGGGAGCAACACAAATGTTTCTGTCTCCTCATGGGCAGGTTACAGCACTGAAGAGCTTAAACAGACCTTCATCTACAACACCTTCGAGACTGTCAGTAAGAACTTAGCTTCTTCTGGTGGTACTTTGGCTTATGACGCTAACGGTGACTTGATTACCATCACTTATCTGAACGGGATAATTAAGACCTTGGCATATGACGCTAACGGTGACTTGATTAGCCTCACATTGTCAGGAAGTACTCCAGAAGGCATCGACTTGGTTAAAACCTTCAGCTATGACGCTAACGGTGACCTAGTTACATTCGTATATTCATAATAAACACTATCAGGGACAGTCATGGAAGTAGTATCATTCATTGTGGCTAAGATTTACTACGGTATTTCAGCTTTATTCGGGGGTTTAGTGCTCTCATTCTTCTGGAAACCTGAGCGTTTTAAGCAGTATACACCTGTAGCTGCTGGGGCGATTATAGGTGGTATCTCGGTAGGTTCCGGGGTTATCTTTGGCGGTGCCTTGGCTATCTACCTCGGTATGAACCCTAACGATGCCAATACAGCCCTTGCTTTGGGTGGTGCTATCGGTATCTCCGCTGTTGGTATCCTTAGCTGGATCGCTAATACCTTCGATAAATGCAAAGACAAGGACATCTTGGAAGTTGCTCAGGAGCTTCGGGGTAATGTCTCTGCTCCAGCAGCGCAGGAGGCTCCGGCAGTTCCTGCAAAGAAGACAGTTCGACGGAAACGTGCCGGTGAGTATAAGTTATGATTGACATTCAAATAGCTGCTTGGTTATCGATTGCTTTGGTATTCCAAATAATCGCTATCTTTGTGGCCTTTATCTATGTATTCATGGCCCCCAATAACTTCCATTGGATGTTAAAGGTAGGTTTTGCTTCGCTGGTGTTTGGACTTGTGGTACAGATTGTACGGTCAATCCACTATCTTGATGTTGGTTCATACCCTGTAGATCATTACTTTCCTCACTGGCTGGCCGAGGATATTGGTGCTATAATTCTTATCTGGTTCTACGCATTCGTGGACAAAAAGGATTAACAAATGACAGAAGAAGCAAACGTAACCAACGTGCTCAAAAAAACAATCTTCCTTGCAAGCTACAAAGGCACTCTCTCGGGCTGGAAGGGGCTGGTAAATCGAGGCATCCGGTTTTTTACCAAGTCTATTTACAGCCACAGTGAGATATGTTTTGGTGATCCATTTGCCTCCCCTGTTGATTGCTTAACAAGCACTGGTTTGGAGGGTGGGGTGCGTATAAAGCGCATGATGCTAAATCCAGCCAAATGGGATTTGGTCGCACTGCATAATGTGAGCGAATCAGACGCACGTAACTTCTTTTTAGAGAATTATGGTTGCCCGTATGACCTAACTGGCACTGTTCGAACTGTCTTGCCTTTTGTTGGGCGTGAACATCCAAGTAGGTGGTTTTGCAGCGAGGTTTGTGCTGCTGTCATGGGATTAAGCGAGCCTTGGCGTATGCATCCGGGCGTTTTGCATTCAGTTGCGATTCATCAAAACAAAAACATGGGAAGGACTAAGTAATGCCGTTCACGCTTTCAGCCGCACAAACAATTGCAGGCGTAGCAAATAGCTACGAAGTCACAGGCGATGGCAATCTAACCGATTTGGCAACTGCCTTTGCATCGGTGGGTTGCACCCGCACAGGCAACACATTGGTGTTTGATTCAGGCGGCACAGCCCGAATTTACGCAGTCAGCGGCACACTGACAGAACAACGAGAGGGCAACTACTACGTCATCGTGCAGAACGGCGCTCATGTTAACTGGGCTTATGCCGCAGCTTCAAACGTCACGCTGGGAAAGTACGACACCACGCTGAAAATTGGCACGTCCAATGTGCATATTGACTACCGACAGAACGCTGCCGCTTTTGGCTACAGCCAGTTTGAAGTTCCATCTCGGGCGGCTCAGTGCATGGTGGGACTTGGTATTTTCTTGCACGATTCTGGCAGCGTCATATATGACCAGTCAGGCCGTAACGACTTGGATGTACCAAACAGCAAAACAAACCCAACTGCATTTAATAATGTGTTGCTGGCAACTGGCAACAACCAAGTCGTCACGCACACACACACTCATGCAGCATTCAGCACTTCTTCTCTGACACGGTTCAAACTCCCAGGGCCTTTTGAAGTTGATGGTTTGAAGCTGACAACCGTGCAGCCTCTGTCAACCAACGTGGGTTGTCGAGTGCTGAACGCTACAAGCGGGACAATTCGAGCGCTTCGTCAGACCGCTACAAACCTTGACACGTATGCTGTTGGATCAGGACTGACTTTGCAATCAGTTGATCCGCAGGTTTTGTATCATGGCGGTGGTGGAGGTGCGGGCAACGGTGGTGTTAAGCAGATTATTCGTACCCTTTTTGCTACTGCAAAGACTCCGCTTGGCGCAAACATCTCAGACGCAAAACTGGTAATCGTGCCATTGAACAGTGGCACCGCTGGGAGCGTTACTACCTTCACAGGCTCCGCCAGTTCCGAGGTGCTGCAATCCACCGTGGCGCATAACGTGGGATACAACACATCAGGTGCGGGCTACACAGATAAATCGCAGTATCAAGTGAGCGTGTTGGCCTTTGGCTATCCGTCAACGCCGACAACCTATGATGTGAAGACCAACGCCGGGACTTCTGGCGTGGCTGTTGCTGCTGTGCTGTCTAAGTCCGCCTTTGTCACCACACCTTACGCCAGCGTGGTCACAGCACCATTTAGCTTTGACACCACAGGCAACGGCACTCTGACGGTGGCAACATCGGCAACAGTGGCGCAGATGGCCGAATACTTGTTCAAACTGGCCTATGACAACGCTGACGCTGCTTTCTGGCGTGGCCTGAGTCACACGCCCGTTACGCAGGTTGGCACGGATGTGAGCTTTGGTGCAATCAGCATCACGGTCAATTCTGGCGCTACGGTTACCGGATCAAGTTTCAGGACTACGGGCACGATCACGAACAACGGCACGATTGTCCCAACATTCACCGACAGCACAGGGACTCGCGTAACGATCCGTGAGCGCACCGACAAGTTGTTGTCTACCTACGTGACCATCAACGGCACGCCGGTGGGTGGCACGGTTGTCGATGGCACGCTGCGCGCCGGGTGGGTTCCTATGTCAGTGGCTCGCGTCATTACCGTGCAACCTGCGGATGTGATTCGGATCGCGGCGAGCTACTACGGCTCCAAACCAACGGTTTTCAACATGTTGGGCAGCGAGATCGAGAAGTTCACTTTGTCGCTCGATACTGAGCCCGCGATTGACACGACGACAAACGCCACCATTCGCGATGCGATCACGGCCAGTTTCAGCACGGTTGTTAACGGCGCGACTCTAGAAGTCACTATCAACCGGACGCTCAAAGAGTACACGCCCAAGCAGGTGTTGGCCGGGCTGGCTTACTACATTGTGAGCAAAGGCTATTTGCTGCACGGCGCCATTGCTGTTAACAACAACGCCAGCCTGTACTCCATGAGTGAGGGCACAATTGTGACCTACTCACCGGCCTACAAGATACGCATGGCCGACCTTGATTCTGGCGGCAGCGCCATCGTGCCGACAACTGTGGGCTACGAAGTGCCGCTGGTCATTTACTACGAAGACCTGTTAACCAGCGTCAAGTCAACTATGACCTTGCTGAACGCCAGCGGCGCATTCTTAGGCACAGCGCCTTGGACACAAATTCAAGCTTCTATTGGTGACTCTGATAAGGGCGATATTGCTGCACTGGTGGATGTGTCCATTGATGACTTAAAAGGTACTGGGTTTGTTAAAGATAAACACTCGCTCACTAACATCAAGAAGAAGGCTGCACTCGCTGCCGCCCTGAGCGCATAAGGGAGGGGAAAGGTAAATGAATGAAGATTCTATTAAAGCGACTCCTCAAAGCCCTATGCTGGGGCTATTGGCGGGTGGTCTCGGCGGTTTGGACTCTGCTCTTGGTAGCGGTGCTATATCAAATAGTATTGGCGTTGGGCCAATGGCTCGAACAATTGAGAACATGAGCTATGGCTCACCTCCGTATCGCGGCACTGGGATGGCTACCAAGCTCACTCCTGAAGCTGTATCTGCGATGGGGGGTGTCGTTAACATGGGCGGCTTTGCACCAATTGGTACAGCTAACCGAATCGCTACTGGGCTGTTTGCAGCACCTATGATTGAGAACCAATCACTAGACTCTGTTATCCAAGGTTTGCTTAATGCACTTGGACGACAGACCAACGGTAAATAACAAATAACTTAAGAAGGAGTCCCCTATATGGACAAGGCACTTCAACATTACTACGAGGAAACATTCAGTACCATGTCTACCGAAGGGTGGAAGTATCTGATTGAAGACCTCAAAAAGTTAGAAGATAATCTAGTTAATGTTCGCACTGTGAAAGACGAACAATCATTGAACTACCGACTAGGACAGTTGGACATTCTAGATTTAATTCTTAATCGCCGACAGACTTGTGAAGATATTTACAATGACTTGGTACAAGGATCTCAGCAATGAGGAGAATGTACGAATTCAAGTGTGAAGATGGTCACATATCAGAGGCATTGGTTGATGATACCGTCAGGGAACTCTCTTGCAGAGCCTGCGGTAAACCATCTACAAGAATAGTTTCCAGTGTGAGGTGTAACTTGGAAGGCATCACAGGTGCTTTCCCCGGTGCATACCACTCATGGGAACGAAAGAGAAGTGAGAAGATGGCTCAAGTGAGTAAGAACTCCGAGTAACCGTCCAATCATAGTATTAACGGGTAAATGCTTAGGCATTCACATTTCATAGTCCTATAATCTCTACGTGAGACAGGAGAAAGACAATATGGCAATTATTGAAGACGAATCGTTTGATAACAACACTGACGATACCATTGATCAAGTAACAGATGAAACCCCTGATAAGGGACAAATTCAAGAAGTTATTGAGAGTGTAATTCCTGATAAGTATAAAGACAAGTCATTAACTGACATTGTTAAGATGCACCAAGAAGCTGAGAAGATGATTGGTAGGCAAGCACAGGAGGTACATGAAGTTCGGTCATTGGCTGACCAGTTGTTGAAACGGCAACTCGAAAGCGATAAGCAACCAGAAGTTGAAAGTGCGCCCGAAGTTGATTTCTTTGAGAACCCTCAAGATTCAATTAAACGTGCAATTGAGAATAATCCCGCTGTTCTGGAGGCTAAACAAGCCAACCTTGAATTTAAACGGATGAAGACAGCACAACAGCTAGCAAGCAAACATCCTGACTTTGGCACTATTGCCAACGATACTGGATTTCAGGAGTGGGTTAAAGCTAGTCCCGTGCGTATGAGTCTGTATACCAAGGCTGATGCTGAGTTTGACTTCAGTTCTGCTGATGAACTCTTGAGCACATATAAAGAAATTAAACAGGTTCGTTCTAACAACGTACAGGATGCAGGTAAGCAACAGAAGGCACAAGCTCTACGAGCCGCTGGTGTTGATACAGGTGGTTCTGGCGAAGTTACAAAGAAAGTATATCGTCGTGCGGATTTAATCCGTCTTAAGATGACCGACCCTGATCGTTATGAGCAACTCCAACCTGAAATTATGAGTGCTTATGCGGATGGTCGAGTCAAGTGAACTATTAACAATCTTAGAAATTATTGGAGTATATTATGCCTTTAGGTACTGGACATCAAACAATTACAACTGCTGACAAGTTTATCCCTGAAGTATGGAGTGATGAAATCATCGCTACTTACAAGAAGAACTTGGTCGCAGCTAACCTCATCAAGAAGATGAACTTCGTTGGTAAGAAGGGCGATACCGTCCACCTGCCAAAACCCGGTCGTATGAATGCTAACCAGAAGGTTGCTCAGACTCAAGTGGTGCTCAACACTGACACTGCTACCGAGACTCTGGTGCAGATCAACCAACACTGGGAAGCCTCTGTTCTGATCGAAGACATCGTGGAAGCACAAGCTCTGGCTTCTATGCGTCAGTTCTACACTGATGACATGGGCTACGCTTTGGCTCGTAAAGTGGACAGCTTCATCTTGGAACTGGGCCGTAGCGTTAACGGTGGTGGCGGTACTGCTGCTTACTCCGGCGCTCTGTCCGGTGCTGATGGTACTACCGCTTACGTGGCTGGTGCTAACACTGGCGTTGGTGCTTTGACTGATGCTGCTATCCGCCGCACCATTCAGCGTCTGGACGACAACGATGTGCCTATGGATGGTCGTTTCCTGATCGTTCCTCCTTCCACACGTAACACCTTGATGGGTATCAACCGCTTTACCGAGCAAGCCTTCGTTGGTGAAGCCGGTCGTGGTAACACCATCCGTACAGGTGAAATTGGTAACGTGTACGGTATCCCCGTGTATGTCACCACCAACGCTGATACCACTAGCGGTTCCACTGCTACCCGTATCGCACTGATGGGTCACCGTGACTTCGCAGTGTTCGTTGAGCAGAAGGGTGTTCGCACTCAGACCCAATACAAGTTGGAATATCTGGGTACTCAAATGACAGCCGATACATTGTTCGGTGCTGCTGAACTGCGTGACTTCTCTGCCGTGGCTCTGGCCGTCCCTGCGTAAGTAGGTGATTAAGGGGGTCTTAAGTGACCTCCTTTTTTAGATGTGTTACAATAATACGTAGCACATCTATGAAAGGAATTGATATGAAACACTGTGCCAAATGTAATACAACAAAAGATGAATCTGAGTTCTATTCTAACAGAGCTAAAGCAGATGGGTTACATATCTACTGCAAGGAATGCTCTAAGAAAGCCAAGAATGAGTGGAGAGCTAAGAATCCTGAAAAGGTCTACGCTTACGACAAGCAGTGGCAAGAAGCCAACAAAGACAAGAAGAGTAAGAACTACAAGAACTGGCAGCAGAACAACCGAGGCACTGTGAATGCGTACAACGCTAAACGCAGAGCTTTGGAGAAGTCTTCTACTCCTTCATGGGCTAACTTAGATGCTATTAAGTCTTTGTATAACGTAGCTCAGTATTTCGATTGGATTAGTGGTGGTTTCGTAAAACATCACGTAGATCATATTGTCCCCTTACAAGGTAAGACGGTATGCGGACTGCATGTTGAGAATAACTTGCAGATTTTGATAGACAAAGATAACTTAAGGAAATCAAATCATCATGGCTAAATTCAAGTGTCAACACACAGGCAATATTGTAGAGTTCACAACTGAGCATGACATTCTGACCATGCAAAAGCATACTGAATACACTGAAGTTCAAGAGGAGCCTGTTGAAGTGGCTCCAGTAGTTAAGACTCGTAAACAAGTAACTCCTACAGAGGAATAATTGTATGACCATCTACCGAGGGCCGGGAGGCACAGGTACTGCTTCCTCTGAAGTAGATACTACAGAATATCAAGAATTCTTAGTACAAGCACAAGCTGCTAAAGAAGCTGCTGAGGCTGCTCGAGATGCTGCTCTGGCTGCTGAGACCAATGCAGAGACAGCAGAGACTAATGCTAGTGCCTCTGCCAGCGCTGCTGCATCATCGGCTAGCGCAGCAGCTACTTCTGCTTCCAATGCAGCTACCAGCGCTTCTTCGGCTGCTTCCAGCGCTGTAGATGCTGCTGCTAGTGCTGCTAGCGTAAATGACACCAATTTGGTGCATATCAGTGGAACTGAAACCATCACAGGTGTTAAGACTTTCTCTAACACTATTGTAGGTTCTGTTTCAGGTAATGCTGCTACAGTAACCAACGGTGTTATAACCACAGGCTCTTACGCTAATCCTTCGTGGTTAACATCACTAGCTTGGAGTAAAGTTACAAACACACCTACCACCATTGCTGGTTATGGTATTACCAATGCTTATACCAAGACTGAGATTGACTCTAAAGTAGGCACAGCAGGCGGCCTTGGTTTCCGCAACCGCATCATCAACGGTGACATGCGGATCGACCAGCGTAATGCGGGGGCGAGTGCAACTATCGGCCCATCTACATCACATGATTACCGAGTAGATCGGTTTTTCCTTCAACGCTTTGGTGGAACGGCCACTTACACAGGTCAGCAAAGCACAACCGCACCAGCAGGGTTTGTGAACTCACTTTCTGCAACCGTTGCAATTGCAGCAACGCCAACAACAAATAACAGCTCCTTCATTCGCCAATTGATTGAGGGTTTCTCCCT